GTATTCAAAAGTATTCGAGGGGTTAAATCATTAGGATATAAGGACGGAGTATTTGGAAAGATTAGCGGTTGGGGCCGAACGTTAGCTAATACCCTAATGTCTCATACTAGTTCTTCGGTAAAGGATAAAATAGCTCCGTCTTATTACGACGAATACCAATGGGTATCTGTATTAGATGACGTAACTACCGAAATCTGTTGGGAACGTGACGGCGAGATTTATAAGATGGGGGAAGGTCCGCAACCTCCAGCCCATTACAACTGTCGTAGTACGACGGTTCCAATAAGTCCTAGCCGGGAAGATACGGAGGAACCGGATACGTTAGCCGAATGGTTAGACGGACAACCTAGCGAAGTCTTAAAGGATATTTTTGGGGACGTGGACCCTAGCCTTGACAACGTTAAGGTTATTTCGTTAGACCAATTCAAGGACAAGTTAGATATCATCTTGATCTAGTGAGGGTGTACCCATGGCAATGAAGCGCAAGCTAACCAAGGAAGAATATACGAAGCTAGCGGACGGTATCAAAGAACAATATACCGAAAGCGGGGACAGCTATATTCTTGATCTTGAGGGGGACGACGATACGGCAGAACTCCGGCGGGCGCGGGATAGGGAAAAGGCGGACAAGAAAAAGGCTCAAGACGATTTGAAGAAAGCACAAGCCCGGTTGAAGGAACTGGAGGGAGACGACGAAGGCGACGAACCCGGCGAAGATGACGAAGGGGAAGGCGATAGGCGTAGGCGTCCGAACAAACGAAAGACAACGGATATTGCCAAGCTTCAGAAAGCTTGGGACGACGAAAAGGGCGAACTGTCTACGAAGCTTTCAAGTAAGGACGAATTCATTAAAAAGCAAATGGTCAACGCGGCGGCTAACGAAATCGCTAGTCGTATTTCATCGGCTCCAACCCTTATGTCAAAGGCGTTACTTGAACGTCTTACCGTATCATTTGACGGAGACGAACCGGAATTAGTTATCTTGGACAAGGACGGGCAATCGTCGAAATTGACGACGGCGCAACTGGAAAAGGAATTTGTTGCAAATAAAGAATTTGCAGCTATTATTATCGGCAGTAAGGCTAGCGGCGGCGGTGCCCCGCGAAGTAGCCCGGATAGTAGGCCCCCCGGTGGCGGGGCTTCCGAAACTCAAAAGCCTGTTGATCTTTCAAAGGCTTCCGCTAAGGATTTGGCGGCGCATTTGAAAGCGAAACGGGAAGCGGCGTCGGAAGCTTAACCCAACGGAGGTAACTATGGCCCTTTCTGATTTGGCCGTCTTTTCCGAATTCGTCTATTCGTCTCAGACGGAAGTTCTGAAACAGCAAGTTGATTTGTTCAACGCGGCTTCGCGGGGAACTATCGTCTTGTCTACGAAGGCTCATGTCGGGGACTATTCGGACGAAGCCTTTTGGAAAAAGATTTCGGGTCTTGTTCGTCGGCGCAATCCCTACGGTTCAGGCGCGGTTACGCCAAAGACCCTTGAACATCTTGTGGCAACCATGGTCAAGGTTGCGGCGGGTACTCCCCCGATTTCGTTGCCTCCGTCTCAATTCCGTTGGATACAGCGCAACCCGGAGGAAGGCGGCGCGGTTGTTGGGCAGCAATTGGCCAAAGATACCATGGCCGATATGTTGAATACGGCGCTTATGGGGACGGTTGCAGCGTTGAACAACACGGCGGAAATTCTTACGTCCCAAGCTGCTATTGCGACCATTTCATCTTTCAATGTGGCGCAATCCAAATTCGGGGACAGCTACCAAGACATTCTAGCTTGGGTTATGCACTCGAAACCGTTGTTCGATATCTACGGTTCGGCCCTTGCGAATTCGGAAGCGTTGTTCTCATTCGAAACTATCAACGTTCGTCAAGATGGTTTCGGGCGCGTGTTCGTTGTGTCGGATAGTCCTTCGTTGACGAACCCGGCGGCTACGCCGGATACGTTCAACACGTTGGGCCTTGTTGCGAACGCTGTTCAGGTTGACCAGCAAAACGATTTTGACGACAACATGAGCACGACGAACGGCGACGAAAATATCCTTCGCGACTATCAGGCCGAATGGTCCTACGAACTTGGCGTGAAGGGTTACGCTTGGGATAAGGCCAGCGGGGCGGCGGCTCCGAATGACGCGGCTATTGCGGTCATGACCAATTGGGACAGGTACGCTACGTCCCATAAGGACTTGGCGGGCGTTCTGTTGGTTACCCAATAACGTTAACACCCTATCCCCTGTCCACCCTGTTAACGTTAGTAAGTTGAATGGAGTTTGTCATGGCGGTTAAAGGTCCAAAGGTTCTTTACTTTGTCGCTGGTAGTCGTCCGTCAAACGACGATATGGAGGCCGGGGCGAAGATGGGGCCGGGGGTCTTTTACCGAAATGCGAACTTCATTCAACCCGAAATTCCGCTAGAGGCTTGCGACTATGTAGCTGGCCCGGCAATCCCGGCGAACTACCGGGAAGCGTTCCCAAAGTTCAAATTGAAAAAGGAAAAGCCGGAGGAACCTACGGAGGAACCCCCGGCCAACCCTAGCAGTTGGAAATCCGGGGAACCCAAATGAACGCATTAAAGGTTTTGTTCTTTTGTGTAACGAAAATCCCTACGGCGGGGGAACAATCGCAAATTGATACGCTGAACAATCGTTACGGCGTGGTAGGGGTTCGGGCGGCGGATATTCCGTTGAACGGCTCCCTTGAACCCGCTGACGGTTTGGCGGGGACTATTCCGGCGGCTTATACGTCGGCTATTGCCAACTACCCATTAGGGGTAGTTGCAGCTACGCCAATGAATGAAATGAAAGACGCTGTTGTAGTTCCGGCGGCGGTTAGTATTGCAGCGTTGGCAACGACGCAACTTAAAGCTATCATTTCGGAGATTGTTGGAAGCGATATTGTTATGTCGGAAAAGACTTCCGGCGCGGGGATTACTTGGACTAGTGCAACTCCGGCGGCGGCTACTGTCAACGCTAGCGGTTTGGTGACAGGGGTTGCGGCGGGTTCGTCTGTCGTTACATGGAAATGGATTTATCAGGCAAGCCCGGAACTATCCTTGTCCAAGACTTCAACGGTTACCGTCACATAAGGCGGACCAATGACGCTGTTAATCGAAGATGGTTCGAACGTTCCGGACGCTAATAGCTTCGTAACTCTTGACGAAGTTAAAGAGTATGCGACGGCGCGAAACCGTGCCATTCCTGAAGATGACGTAGAATTAGAAGCCTTGACTATCCGGGCTATGGATTTCATCATAGCGAACCGGGCGCGATATCAAGGAACGAAAACTTACTCCGATCAACCATTACCTTTCCCAAGAACGGGAATGTATATTGACGGCGTATTGATTGCCCCGGATGCTATCGTACCTGAAGTCAAGAACCTTGAGTGTCAACTAGTCGTAGACGGAGCGGCGGGCGTTGATTTCCTCCCCACAACTCAAGGCGGGGCAGTCAAACGTAAGGTAGTCGGCCCCCTTGAAACCGAATGGTTTTCGGCGGACCAATCGGCTAACTATTCGAATTCGGCGGCTGTCGATAGTTGGTTAGACCCATTGTTGAAGCAATACGGCGGCGGACCCTTGCGAGTGGAAAGGGTCTAGCTATGGGGGTCTATGACGCGGAACGGCAATCGGCTAAGGCGGACATTGAAGCGGCGGGCGTTCGTGCGACTATACGGCGCGGTTCTACCCGGGCTTCTGTTTCGCTGTTGTTGCTGTCTTACGAAGCTGAAGAACGGGACGGCGAACTTATTCAGTTTTCGGATATTAAGGCTATGTGTCCAGCCTTGGGACTTGACAGCGTTCTAATCCCGAACCCGGAAACGGACAGGGTAGTAATCGAAAGTTCAGACAAAGAACTGGCCCCTAGTGTGGGGGATTATCGTTTAGTTACGTCTAAACCTTTCATGCCTAACGGCGTGGCTATCTACTTTGATTTGCAGATACGCAAATGAGGGATAGGCGTGAAGAAATCTTGGCCCGGCTATATGTCGTAGCTCAAGAGGCTGAAGGCGTTAAGAGTTGGGTACGGAATAGGGGCGAACTTCCGAACGACAAACGCCCCGGGATTATAGTGTTTGACGGTGACGAACTGGCAAAGGAAGGCGACATAGGCCGGGGCCGTCCGTCGAATGCTCCGAATATGGTAACGGCTACACCGGAAGTATACTTTATCTTGGACGACAAGAAACCGGCGAACCTAACGGTAGGTACGGAGTTGAATACGTTCCGCCGTAAGTTTATTCATAGCGTGTTGTATGACGCGGCGTTACAGGGTATTGTAGGTACGTCGGGGTCAATGCGGTATGACGGGCTAGTGACAGACTTAGCGCGCGGGCGTCAAATGGTTGGGGAATTGGGTATGTCGTTTTCGTTTACATACCCGCTAATCCCTAGTGAACTTACCTAACGGAGAACGTCAATGACAATCTCTATAGCTTCCCCGAATGTCGATAACTATTCAATCGGCAAGGCCAAAATCTACTTTCAGCGTACCGGACAATCGGGCGCTATCTTGGATCATGAAATCGGCAACTGTACGGAAGCCGAATTCACGCCAACGGTTGAAACTCTTGATCATTTCTCTAGCCGGGAAGGGGTCCGGAAAAAGGACAAGTCCGTAGCGTTGGAAACGTCGGCGCAAATCCGGCTTGTTATGGAAGAATTCACCCCCGAAAACTTGGGACGTATGCTTATGGGTATTCCGAATGTATCGGACCCGGCTAACGTTACCATTGATATTCTTTCGGAGGCTGAAATTGACGGACATTTGCGTATTGTCGGGACCAATGACGTAGGCCCGAAATGGACTTTTGACTTTCCTACCGTATCGTTCAAGCCTTCGTCGTCCATGAACCCCATTTCTGACGAATGGAATAACATGGAGATTACCGGCGAAGTCTTGGCGTCGGGTTCGCCCGAAAGCTTCGGAACGGCTTCCGCTGATTTCTCTGATAACGTTGCTCCGGCGAATACGGCGCTCCCGTCTATTGCGGGTATTGCTCAAGTTGGGCAGACGTTGACGGCGAACAATGGTTCTTGGTCCGGTAACCCCGCAAGCTTTACGTACAAATGGCAGAAAGCGGCGGTTGATATTCCGGGCGCGATTGCGTCAACGTATGTTCCTGTTGTGGGGGACGTTGGGGCGGCGCTTACCGTTATCGTTTCGGCAGTCAATGCAACGGGTACAACTCCGGCAACTTCGGGAGCTACGGCTAACGTTATTGCCTAACTATAGGATACATGGCGAATGGTTGGGCTATTGGATATTGCTCCGTCATTCTTGACGGTGCAAGGGGTCACGGTATCGGGGATATCGGCGCGGGGCGTTGTGGCGCTCTTGCAAGATTTCCCCGCATTGAAGGAAGTTCTAGCCGGACGGGAGGCCAAAGGATTGAATGGGGCTACCGTTCTTGAATTGGCCCCGGACGCGGCGGCGGCTATCATAGCGGCGGGGACAGGCAACCCCGGGAACGACGAACACAAGAAAGCGGCGGACCTGTTACCATTGGGAACCCAAGTTGAATTCTTGGACGCAATCGTAACCTTAACGTTCCCAACGGGTGTTGGCCCTTTCGTCGCAACTCTAGAAAAGTTGGGAGTAATTCCAAAAGACATAGTAGACGAAAACTTTGGCAAGGAAGCGGGTACGAAATAGCTTCCGCAATTGAGCAACTAATATCATTGGGGCATAGATCGGGAGACGTTTGGGAGTATACGCCAAGGCAACTTGAAGGGTTCTTAGACCTAGCCGAACGTCGGAAGTATCGGGAGCTAATTGAACAACTACACTTGATAACGCTAGGCCAACATGGGGACGTTAAAGAAATCAAGAAACAGATAAAGCAATGGGAAGCTAGAACGGCTTAATGGAGGTTCGCCATGATTGAAATTCTAGTATATATCGCAATTCTTGTTATCGTCTTAATCTTTGTCTTTTGGCTAATTCAACAAATCCCGGCGAACCTTTTACCGGGTCCATTGAAACAGATTGTATCTATTGTCCTTGTCGTTATTGCTGTGGTTGCGCTTATCATAATCTTATTACAGTTGACGGGAACGGGTCCATCGTTACGGCTTCCACGTTGAACCTATGGCCTTAGCTTTCGTATTTACAAACAAGAACCTAGATAAACAATGGCGTGACCAAATGCGGAAGATGGTTACAGCTATGGCTAGGGCTACGACGTTGGGAGCGCGGCAAGCGTCAAAGGATATTGAGAACGAAGGCCGGGCGAATATCAAAGGGGCGGGTAAGTTTGGCCAACGTTGGAGGAAGGGGTTAGTAGCTACGACGTATCCAACATCCGGAGTTCTGATTAACGCTCGCATAGACGTAACTCATGACCAGATAGGCGCGGGGCTGTTCGAACACGGGGGCGTTGTCCGGGGGAAGCCCCTGCTATGGCTCCCCTTGACCTATGCAAGGCTGAAGGGCGTTCGGGCGCGGGATTATGCTCGAACCCAAGGCGGCTTGTTCCGGGTCAACCGGCGCGGGCGTGCCCCGTTGTTGCTGTCAATCAAAGATAAGAAGCCTAAGTATGTGGGGCTAAAGTCTGTTCGTATTCCGCAGAAATGGACTATCCGTCAAATCTGTTTGAACATTTTGAAGAATTGGAAATCGTACTACGACCGAAACTTAAGGGTGTAGTATGGCAATTAAAGCACAAGACTTACTGCAACGTCTACTGTTCGAAGGTGAAAAGGAAGCTACGGCTTCCCTAAACAATATTGCGTCGGCGGGCGAACGTTCGTTTAAGTCTTTGGACAAATCAGCGGCGGGGCTTAATACAACCTTCAAAGGTATAGACCAAACTATAAAGCGAACTGAAGCCGGGGCAAAGTCTTTC